CCGAAGCAAAGGCCATTATGGTAGAGCAAGGCCGCTCAGGCGCTGAATCGTTCTTAGTCGATCAGCTTGAAAATAGGTTGGGCGAATTTAGCAAGGGTGTCGTCGCATCCCCGTTTTACGCGTTGTGCGATCGCTTGGCAGGTTTAGCCGGCAATAAGATACCGCAAGCGGCGCTGTTGCATGCGCTAAAAGAGGCGGGATGGCTAGATATGGGTCGAATCGGCACGCGTGAATATCAAACTAAAAAACATCTGTTTTGCGCGCCTGATATGGTAGAACTAGGGAAAGCAGAGCTGCGCAGATTGGCAGAGGATGTACCGGCTGCGAGCGCGGTTAGATTGGTGAAATAGGCATAAAAAAAGCCGGCATAGCGCCGGCCAAAGTACCTACATCACATGTAGGCGGGAGTGATTACAATTCTAACAGAATAGCGATTAGCGCGGCAATTAAGACTCCCAAAAGTGCAAACATGCCGCCCTTTCTATAGCCTCGACAGTGCTATCAGATAAAAAATCGGTTATATCGACACCGCCTGCGAATGCGTGGACTAGTTGCGCCCCGCCATGATAATTACAATCTAAATCTGGTTCTTGATATTCCAGATAACAGTCTATCTTATCAAGATACATATAAAATTCTAGGTTTTGTGGCCACCACAGTGCATCGGGCGCGTTCATAATACCGCTCCCGCACGCTGTATGGCGCGTAAAATTTCGATATTGTTTTTAGGGTCAAGATTGGCAAATTGATAAACCACGCGCTTAAGCTCGTCAAGCTCTTGGCGCAGCCCCTCGATTATCTCATCCGCGTCTTTTAAATCGTCTGTTAATTCCTTAATTCGCTCAGCGACGGGCGCGTCGATCATGTTCCCGTACAGCTCAGCTTGTATGATATCGCCCGCCATATAGGCTGCGCGCTCTAGTTCTTCCAGTGTGCGAATGCTTGTTTCAATGTGTAATTGATTAGTTTTCATTTTTTTGATTTTTCCTTTGTTAATGAAAGCGGGACATACACAGGAAATGGCGGTTGTGGTTGCTCATCATAGTCATCAGCACTGCGGTTTGCGCAATCTACAAACCATACAAACGCCGCAACAATTACAACGGCTAGGAATATGTATAAATATAAATTCATTTTTTAACTTTCTTAATAAGTGATTGTAAAAAATCGACTGCGTTTTGATATTGGTCTGCACGTTCGTTTGAGTCTTCGAATTCAAAAATAATTTCCGATTCATCAAACTTAATCGCAAAACAGTCGTCCCGCTCGATAATTACCCGTTCAATTTTCATTTTGTGCCCATTCCATTGCTTGCAAGATTGTTTGCGCGAGTTCGTGTACTTGTCTTTCAATTTCTTCTTTGTCATAGTCTTCAAACGGTTCCCAAGGGTACTCGCATTCATCGTCACTATAGAATTGTGATTCTGCTATTGCATAAGCGCGTTCTAATAATTGGCTATTAGTTTTCATTTTGCTTTCTCCCATGATGTGCCATTAAATATTTCTAATTTGTCCAGTTTGATTTCATCCCGCGTGCTGCGCGCTGCTTCATTGCGTGCCTGCGCGGTGCTTGTTGCACCGATATAGATAAAACCGTAACGCCCTTGATAACGGTAAGTGTTTAAACCTGCAATCGCTCTAATCATTCTGTCACCTCTTCCATCGCGTTAATGTACCCATAGCACCACATAATCCGAGCGTCATCGCTCAGCCCGCTAAACCCGTTTTCCTCTTCCCATTCGTAAAAAGCCGCGTTTGCCTGCGCCCACAGTTCATCGTATTTATTCATTCGCTCACCTCTTCCGCGTAATCGTTGATCATATGCTGCGCGATTTCGTACCAGTTGACATCATTTAAAAACGCGAGTGCATAATCACGGGCTAAGCCTTGCGGTACTTCTGCGCATTCGAAAATTACTTCCTCAGCGTATTGTTTTAAATTCTGACCAAGCTCATAAGGTTCGCTAGCGTCAAATTCTGAGTAATACTCAGTTGGATCGAACCCATCAAAGACTTCTAAATTGACGCGCCATGTCGCATAGTTTGTCCATCCGTTGTATTTTTCCACTTTTTACCCCCGTATTAAAATAAAAATAAAGCCACTAAAAACACGTACATCACCGCTGCTACTACTAAACCACCGATTATTTCTTTCATTCTTTTACGCCTCCCGCAAATTTAGCTAATAAATAACCTAAGACAATTGGCGCGATCCACAGCGCAAACCAGATAATTTTTACTTTGGTGTCCATTATTCGCCCCTCGCATAATCAAACATTGACCAACAATCGCGATTAGTCCAATGCGCTAATTCGTCCGCGTCCGATACAATCTGCGCGACTTTATTTAACACGACACTGTTATTTTGCGCGTCGTCATCACGTGGAAATTGGCGCTTAATCCAACGATCAAAAAACTCTAAATATTCTAATTCGCTCATAATTTTCTCCCGTTTTATTGCCGTTAATCAACACTTCAAAGAAATAATAAAACATTCTTTTACTAATGTCAAACAATCTTTTAAATACCTAAGTAAATTAGTCAGGTATTAATTGCGGGTAATTGCGGGTAATGTGAGGGCAGTTTAAAAACGCGAATTGCCCGCGCTAAAACGCTGCGATGGCGGGGCTTTTGGCTAAATGAGGGCAAGTGTAGGTAGTTTATTTTAGACCCTTAAAAAATGGAGTAAAGTGTTATATATTAGCTAATAAACCTTGCAAGTGGGCGCACGCAAGTAAGCCGAGCGATTTAAAAGGCACTTCTAAACTGCCTACACTTGCCTACATAGCTTTTTGACAACTGCCTAAAAAATAAGCAAAATGTTGCCACAGAAAAACGCCCTGAGCAAGTCATTACCGACTTAAAAAAAACTACCCACACTTGCCCTCATGTCATTCTGATAACGGCTAGAAATCGGCTGGCTAAGTTAGTGAGTGCTCACTTTTTTTAGGGAGGGGGGTGGGGGCCGACGCTAACCGGTCACGATTACGGAGGCATCACGCAAAATTTTTTTTATTTTTAAACTGCCTACACTTGCCCTCATGTCAGTTTGATATATACTGCAAAAATGTTTAAATCTTTACCATTCACAGCGCGCAAAGTAGAGGCGACCGAAGCCAGGCTTCAGGCGATCTACGATGCTGCTGCTTTAGGATTAAAGGGCGACTCATTGGCGTTAGCCGCAGGCATGCTGCCACAAGAGTACCGGCAGTTATGCCAGCTTGATCCTGTTGCCGAAATGGCGGAATTAAAAGGGCGCGCCGACAGTGAGCGCGAAGCGTGACGCCGCACGTAACGGCGACGCCAAGGCAGCGTTAGCAATATTGCAACACGCGCACGGCTGGACGGCCAAGCAGGAAATCAGTATCGACGTCTATCAAAAGATCAGCATTACGCAGGCGTTGCAAGAAGCAAAAGAGCGCGTCATTGACGGGCTGATCACAGAACAGAAATCAGAGGTTTTAGAATATGCCAAAGAACGCACTCGCCAAGAAGCCTAACAATATGCTGGCGCAGGGGATAGCGCCGTACGGTATGCGCTACGGCGGGGAGTCTGGTTTAGACGAATTGGTATTGCCCAAAGGTAAAGGTTTTATGGGTGAGATACCAAATAAAATTGGTCAGAATATGACGGAATTATCTTCGGCGTTTGAGTACAACGGCAAGTTAGTGCCGCATCCGCTGGTGGTGCCGACGCTACTGCCGGAAGAGTTGTCTATGCTTAAGAACTTAAAAGAAGACGAACAGATACCAGAAGGTATATACCGCAAGGCGCAGGATTATGCGCGCATGCGGCTTGAGCAAGGGTTAAGCCCATTTGCCAGCCCAACAGAATTACGTTATCCACAACCAAAGTGACGCATGGCACAACTGCCGATATATGATTCAGAAGGTGAGCAACTACTAATGGCGCAACTCTGGGCGCCGCAAGTTGCGGATGACCCAGAAGCGTTTGTGTTGTTTGCCTTTCCTTGGGGCAAACCCAACACGCCCTTAGCCCACTTCAAAGGTCCTCGCACTTGGCAGCGGCAGACGCTGCGCGCAATTGCTAATCATCTAAAAGAAAACAAAGGCAAGTTAGACATGGACGCGCTGCGTCTGGCGATTGCGTCTGGTCGTGGTATCGGCAAGTCTGCGTTAGTTAGTTGGCTAATCTTGTGGATGTTAACAACCCGCATTGGTTCGTCAGTGATCGTGTCGGCCAACAGTGAAGCGCAGTTGCGGTCAGTGACTTGGGGTGAGTTGACCAAATGGCAGGCGATGATTATTAATAATCACTGGTGGGAAATCTCGGCAACTAAGTTGGTGCCAGCCAAGTGGATCACGGAGTTGGTCGAGCGGGATTTGAAAAAGGGTACGCGTTACTGGGCGGCGGAAGGCAAACTCTGGTCGGAAGAAAACCCTGACAGTTACGCCGGTGTGCACAACCACGACGGGATGATGTTGATCTTTGATGAGGCGTCCGGTATTCCAGACCCGATCTGGTCGGTTGGTGCGGGCTTCTTTACCGAGCCGATTTTAGATAGATATTGGTTTGCATTTTCCAACCCGCGTCGAAACCAAGGGTATTTTTATGAATGTTTCCACGCCAAACGTAACTTTTGGAATACGCGCAATATTGATTCACGCACAGTAGAAGACACGGACAAACAGGTATATGAGCAGATCATTGCGGAATATGGCGAGGATTCGCCACAGGCTAGGGTTGAGGTCTACGGTGAATTCCCAACGGCTGGCGAAGATCAGTTTATTGGTGCACGTCTTGTCGACGACGCCGGTAGTCGGGAGAAATACAAGGATGCGACGGCGCCAATTGTTCTCGGCGTTGACCCAGCTCGAGGCGGCGCGGACTCGACAGTAATAGTCGTCAGACAAGGTCGAGACTTGGTGGCAATCAAACGCTTCCACGGCGAGGACACGATGACGACAGTCGGACGGGTGATTGATGCTATTGAAGAGTACCGGCCAGCACTGACAGTGATCGACGAAGGTGGTCTAGGCTACGGGATACTTGACAGATTAAAAGAACAGCGATACAAAGTGCGTGGGGTTAACTTTGGTTGGAAATCAAGCAAACCTGTCATGTGGGGCAACAAGCGCGCAGAGATGTGGGGCGCGATGCGGGATTGGTTGAAGACTGCCAGTATACCAAACGATCGACAGCTAAAAGCTGACTTGACTGGACCGATGAAAAAGCCGGACTCGTCAGGCACGATTTACTTAGAAGGCAAGAAGGAAATGAAGTCACGCGGCTTAGCCTCACCAGATGCGGCGGATGCATTAGCAGTGACGTTTGCGTTTCCTGTAGCACATAGGGAATCTAGCTTTGAGAGAACACCAAGAACTAGAACATACCAACAGCAAGCAGCCGCAACCGGCTGGATGGGGAACTAAGATGGCAACTAAACCAGGACTATACGCAAACATTCACGCTAAGCAAGAACGTATTAAAGCAGGCTCTGGCGAAAAGATGAGAAAGCCAGGCACACCAGGCGCGCCGACCAAGAAAGATTTTAAAGAGTCTGCCAAGACAGCTAAGAAAGGTAAATAGCGTGCTATTCAGTAAAGCCATGATTAACATGTTTCATGTGTTCCAAAGAATGGCAATTTGGGCAAAGAACTTCCAAATTACTCAGCGCATTGTTTTTTCGATCTCTGTCTTTATGATGCACACCCAAAATTTTTGGTTCCGCATCGTAACCACATCTTTCACATTTATTAAGCAAATCCCGCGCGAGCATAGCTTTTCTAACCGTAGAAAAAGCAGGGTTCCAATTAGCTTTAGTAGTTTTATTTGTGCAAGCTACAGAACAATATTTACGTTTATGCGACGGCGAATCCATAAATTTTTTGCTGCAATGCAAACAAGTATATTCTACGGAGCCTTTATTATTCATTGCTTTGTAATAGCATTTTGTACCGCAATATTTAGCTTTGCTTGCTCGGCTAGCAATATGCGTAAATTCATTTCCGCACGTTTGACATGCAGAGGTTGTTTGCACTCTAGTTGCAAATGCCGTACACTTTCGGCTACAGTACCGTGCAATATCTTTTCGGTATTCAGGTACCGTAAAGTTTTTATTACAATGCAAACATGTTTTGTCATACTTTACGCGGGAACGAGTCATGCCACTCATTAAAAGTACCTCCAAAGAAGCGTTTAGAAAAAATGTTAAAGCCGAAGCTAAAACAAAGCCTATAAAACAGGCATTAGCCATAGCTTATAGTACACAGCGAAAAGCTGCAAGCAAAAACCCTGCAAAAGGCAAAAAGTAATGGACTATACTGGCATCAATACGGCGGCAAAAGTTGCGAATGTGGGTGGTAATCCACAGCCGACTGATGTCAGCAAAAGCGAGTCAGACGTATTAGCGACAATGCGTAACCGCCTGCAAATGGCGATTTCTGCACTGTCTGACAGCCGCTCCGATGAATTAGACGATTTAAAATTTTACGCAGGCTCACCAGATAATCACTGGCAATGGCCATCAGACGTATTAGCTACCCGTGGTGCAGTGCAAGGTCAAACGATCAATGCACGCCCAACACTAACAATCAATAAACTTCCTCAGCATGTCCGACAAGTCACCAACGACCAAAGACAAAACCGTCCGAGCGGCAAAGTTATTCCTGCCGACGACAACGCTGACCCAGAAGTCGCAGAAATTTACAACGGCATGGTCAGGCATATCGAGTACATCTCGGACGCCGACGTTGCCTACGACACCGCCTGCGAAAACCAAGTAAGTTACGGTGAAGGCTACATCCGTATCATTACGGAATACTGTAGCGACGACTCGTTTGATCAAGACATTAAGATCATGCGTGTGCGTAATTCCTTCTCTGTCTACATGGACCCGACCATCCAAGACCCATGCGGTGCGGATGCGAAATGGTGTTTCATAACCGAAGACATATTGCGCTCAGACTATGAGCGTATGTTCCCAGATGGCACGCCAATATCTAGCTTGCAATCATTAGGCGTAGGCGACCAAAGCATAAATGTCTGGATTAACGAAGACACAGTTCGTATTGCTGAGTATTACTACGTCGAATACGACAAGGCGACACTACATTTATACCCAGGCAATATCACAGCGTTTGAAGGCTCACCTGAAGCTAAGCAGCTAAAGGAAATGGGCGTAAAACCACTGCGTACGCGTGAAGTAGATGCACAACGTGTGAAGTGGTGCAAGACAAACGGCTATGAGATGCTAGAGCAACGCGACTGGGTGGGTAAATTTATCCCCGTTGTACGCGTAATTGGTAACGAATTCCAAGTTGACGGTCGTATTTACATCTCTGGATTGGTCAGAAACGCCAAAGATGCACAGAGAATGTACAACTATTGGGTGTCACAAGAGGCAGAAATGCTTGCTTTGGCACCAAAAGCGCCATTTATTGGCTACGGTGGTCAGTTTGAAGGCTACGAAATGCAGTGGAAGACCGCAAACACGCAGAATTGGCCTTATTTAGAGGTAAATCCTGACGTAACTGACGGAAATGGTGCAGTGCTTCCATTACCACAGCGCGCAGCGCCTCCACTGCCACAGACTGGTCTGATTCAGGCCAAGATGGGCGCGTCGGATGACATTAAATCGACGACTGGTCAGTATGACACCAGCTTAGGAGCGACTTCTAATGAACGATCCGGAAAAGCAATTATGGCGCGCGAGCGTCAGTCTGATACTGGCACTTATCATTACGTGGACAATCTTGCACGCGCTATTCGACACGTCACCCGTCAGTTAGTTGACATCATTCCAAAGATTTACGACACACAACGTGTGGCTCGTATTATTGGCATGGACGGTGAGACAGATATGGTCAAGATTGACCCGACTCAGCCAGAACCAGTTAAGAAAATTGTTGATAACCAAGGCATCGAGATCGACAAGATTTACAACCCATCGGTTGGTAAGTACGATGTTGTTGTGACCACAGGCCCAAGCTACATGACCAAGCGTCAAGAAGCATTGGATGCTATGGGTATGATCTTGCAAAGCAACCCACAATTGTGGTCAGTTGCTGGCGACTTGTTTATCAAGAACATGGATTGGCCAGGCGCGCAGGAAATGGCTAAGCGTTTTGCTAAGATCATTGATCCTAAGATTATGGCTGACTCTGACGAATCGCCAGAGATGCAACAAGCTAAGCAACAGATGGAAGCAATGGCTCAAGAGCTGAACCAGTTGCATGAAATGATGCAAAATGTGGGCAAATCTATTGAAATGCAGGACTTAGAACGCAAAGAATTTGAAGCTCAAATCAAAGCGTTTGATGCTGAAACTAAGCGTATTTCTGCCGTTCAAGCGGGCATGACTGAGCAACAAATCCAAGATATTGCGATGGGTGTGGTTGCGGCTGCGATGGAATCAAACAATTTGATGGCTGAAATGCCAAGCCGTGAAGAAAATATGTCGATGGAGATGGGCGAACAGATGATGCAGCCCCCACCAGAGCAGATGATGCAGCCCCCACCAGAGCAGATGATGCCTGAAGAGCAGATGATGCCGCTACCAGAACAAGGAATGCCACAATGAAGCCAGCAGATTTTATAGGCACGTTGTTTTTAGCTAGGGACGTTGCACATAGTGTGCATTTGAACACCCGTAGTTATTCTAAACACAAAGCTTTGCGCCGGTTTTATAATGAAATTGTCGATTTTGCGGATAAATTTTCGGAGGCATATCAAGGTAAATATGGCTTAATTGGCCCAATAACTTTGATGTCGGCTAAAAAAACGGGCAATATTATTGAGTTTTTAGAAACTCAACTTAAAGAAATTCACGACGTACGGTATGAAGTAGTTGAAAAAGAATGCACGGCATTGCACAATATCATCGACGAGATCGAAGGTTTGTATATGTCAACGCTATACAAACTTAAATATTTAGCATGACTATACCTGTATCCCAAACCAAATTTGGTAAAAATGAGCCATTTGAGCTACAAGTTTCGCGTGGCGAGATACCTAATCATCGGTCAGTCGTAGTTTTTGGGTATAACCCTGATGTAGATACATCTGAAGTAACGGTTTGGCCGTTACCATCTATTATTACGCATCCTGCTACGGCGATACAAATAAAAGTAAGTTCTACCAGTGCTAATGACACAACCGCAGGCACTGGCGCGCGTACGGTAGTTATTGAAGGATTAAGTAACGCGTATGAAGAAATATCAGAGACAGTAATTTTAAACGGTCAAACTGAAGTTTTAACGACAAAATTATTTCGCCGAATAAACTATGCTTATGTTGCAACCGCAGGCAGCACTAATTCAGCAGTAGGTGATATTTATATGGGCACTGGAACTGTTACAGCAGGAGTGCCAGCTACGATTTATAATATTATTAAGTATGATTATAATAATACTGTAACGGGGCATTACACTATCCCAGCGGGGTATACTGCGTATTTAAGCCAAGGTTTGTTTTCGGCGGGGCAAATTTCCGGATCAACTCAAATTCGTGGTAGATTAATTACAACAAGCGTTAATAATATTCGATATACAACTGCGGTAACGACAGTTAATAATGGCTCTGCGGACTATGTTTTTGAGTATCCTGTACGCATACCAGAAAAAACGGATATTGAAGCTACAGCAACAGGCGGTGCGGTCAACAATAGCGCAACAAGCATGTTTATTTTGGTTTTGGTTAAAAACACAACGGATTAATTATGGCAAATTATACAAACATTACGGCTACGGCCAACATTAAACCAATGGCGGGTAAGCTGAAAGGTATTTTTGTCAGCTCAGCATCAAGCACCCCAACAATTACGGTTTATGATTCAGCCGCAGCAACGACAACCAAAGTAATTTTAGGTACCTTTACCCCTGCTGCTGCCACTTCGTATTTGCTGCCTTTAGATGGCGCATACGCAAAAGATGGCATTTATGTAGTAATCGGTGGTACAGTTACGGCAACAGTTATTTACGAATAACCTTATCGGTGAGGTTCACCGAGGATTCTTTAGGAATCAAAGATGTCAGATGAGATTCAAAACGAAGTAGCGGCACAGCCCGCGTCGGAACAGGTAGCAACGGCTGCCCCTGAAACCGAGATAATTGCGCCGGAAACCGAACAACCTAACGAACAGCAATCTAAAACCTTCACACAAGAAGAGTTAGATGCAATCGTTGGAAAACGGCTTGCAAGAGAGCAACGCAAGTGGGAAAGAGAACAGTCGCGCAAAGCACCGCAAGCGCCGTCTGAACTTCCGCCTGTCGATCAATTCGAATCTGTTGACGCATATGCTGATGCATTAGCTGAGCGTAAAGCAGAAGAATTATTGGCAAAACGTGAAGCTGAAAGACAGCGAATGGACTTGGTAGAGGCTTACCACGACCGTGAAGAAGACGCTAGGTCAAAATATGAGGACTTCGAACAAGTCGCATATAACCCTAAGCTTCCAATTACGGCTGTGATGGCGGAAACAATCCAGATGTCGGAAGTTGGACCAGACCTAGCTTATTACTTAGGGTCAAATCCACGCGAAGCTGATCGTATTTCCAAGCTAACGCCATACTCGCAGGCTAAAGAGATTGGTAAATTAGAAGCCAAATTAGCTTCAGAACCAGTCTTAAAGAAAACAACTAGCGCACCACCGCCTATTGCGCCTATATCAGGCCGCGGCACTGGAGCACCATCTTATGACACAACTGATCCTCGCTCTGTAAAGAGTATGAGTACATCAGAGTGGATTGAAGCGGAGCGTCAGCGTCAAATTAGGAAGTGGGAAGCTCAACGCAAACATTAACTTCTTTTTTTAGGATATATCATGGCAAATTCGATTCTAACCATCGACATGATTACCAGAAAAGCTCTCGAAATCCTCGAGAACAATCTGGTACTCACCCGTAACGTAAACCGTCAATATGACGACTCTTTCGCTGTTGAAGGCGCAAAAATTGGTTCTACACTGCGTATCCGTTTACCGGATCGTGCTTTAGTAACTGACGGCGCGGCCCTGCAAACTCAGGACGACAACGAACAGTACACAACTTTGACCGTAGCTTCCCAGAAGCACATCGGTATCAACTTCACTTCTGCTGAATTGACCATGCAGTTAGATGACTTTGCAGAGCGTGTATTGAAACCACGTATCTCCCAGTTGGCTTCTTCTATCGACGCTGACGTAGCTAATGCATACAAGAACATCTATGCATCAGTTGGTACACCAGGCACAACACCTTCAACTTCTTTAGTTCTGTTGCAAGCGCAACAAAAGCTGAACGAAGCAGCAGCAGTAATGTCACCACGCTACGCAACTGTTAACCCAGCTGCTAACGCTGGTTTGGTTGAAGGCATGAAAGGTCTGTTTAACCCAACAGATACAATCAGCAAGCAATTCAAGAACGGCATGATGGGCACTGGCGTATTGGGCTTCGACGAAGTCAACATGTCTCAGTCAATCAAGCAGCACACCACTGGTACACGTTCAACTGCCGACACCATTTTGGTAAACGGCACTGTATCTACCCAAGGTCAATCAACCATCAGTATTGATGGCGGCACTGGTTCAGCTACAGTTGTTGTTGGCGACGTATTCACTATCGCTGGTGTATATGCAGTTAACCCACAAACTCGTGAGTCCACTGGTTCGTTGCAGCAGTTCGTAGTAACTGCTACTAACGTAGCTTCTAGTGGTGCTTGGACAAACGTTGCTGTTTCCCCAGCTATGTACACCGCTGATCAAGCTTTGGCAACCATCAGCGCGTTCCCACAAGACGGTGCAGCAGTTACCTTTATCGGTGCAGCTTCAACCCAGTACGCACAGAACTTGATCTATCACAAAGATGCGATCACTTTTGCTACCGCTGACTTGTTAATGCCACAAGGTGTGGACATGGCTTCTCGCCAAGTTCATAACGGCGTGTCAATGCGTATTGTTCGTCAATATGACATCAACAACGATCGTATGCCTTGCCGTATTGACGTTCTATACGGTTACAGCACGATTCGTCCACAAATGGGCGTTCGTCTCTGGGGCTAAACTGAAGGAGGGCTTCGGCCCTCTTTTTAAAACTTTTTTAAGGACAATATCATGGCACTTCCTAACGGCGCAGGCGGTTACCAAGTAGGTGACGGCAATCTAAACGAAATCATTATGGGTACTCAAGTAACTCCTACGGCTAAAACCGCAGCAGCGACTTTGACACCTGCTGAGTTAGCAACTCAGATCATTACTTACACTGGTGCAGCAGCAGCTTTGACCTTACCTTTAGGTACGGACTTAGACAGCGCGTTTAGCAGCATGAAAGTAAACAGCTCTTTTGATTTTACAATCATCAATATCGGTGGCACTAACGCTGCTACAGTAACTGCTAACACAGGTTGTACAATTGTTGGCGTAGCTGCGGTTTCTGCGAACACATCCGCTACATGGCGTGCTCGTAAGACTAGTGATGCAACATACGTTTTCTACCGTATAGCTGGCTAAATCTGATGGGGGCTTCGGCCCCCGTTTTTAAAGGAAAAATTATGTCAAATACTAAAGCAATTGGTGTTGCTTTTGCTGACCCGTTGTTTGACGACGTTCAGTTTCAAGCATACACAGTAGCGCAGTTACCTGCCGCTTCTGCTGCACTACTTGGCACACGTTCAGTTGTCACGAATTCTAACGCGGCATTAACCGCAGGCATCGGCGCTGTCGTTGCTGCTGGCGGTTCAAATGTTGTCCCAGTATTTTGTGATGGTACTAACTGGCGTATTGGCTAAAAATATTGGGGGCTTCGGCCCCCATCTAAACTATGAACATATACTTACGGCACGATCTGCACGGCACTAAAGTAGCTACGATGGAATTAGAAGCTGTGGCAGATGAAGAAAACGGTTGGGTGAGGTATACTCACGACACGCCCTCGGCTCCCGAAGAGGTGGTTCCAGTAAATACTCTGGAAGTTCAAAAGCGCAGACGAAAAGAACCCGCAATAGGAGCCTAGTATGGCAACAGCTTTCGACCAGATAAAAGCCGCGCTTCGATTAATTGGCCAACTGGCTGAAGGCGAAGACCCATCCGCACAAACGGCACAAGATGCACTAACAGCCATGAATCAAATGATTGATTCGTGGAATACTGAACGTTTGACAGTTTTTTGTACACAAGATCAAATATTCTTGTGGCCACCGGATGAAATCACACGCGATCTTGGACCTACGGGCGACTTTGTTGGCCTTCGTCCAGTTTTGATCGACGATGCAACTTATTTTCGTGACCCACAAACAAACGTATCGTTTGGTATTAAGCTGATTAATCAGCAACAGTACGACGGTATTGCGGTTAAGACAGTAACGTCTACTTATCCGCAAGTTATGTTTGTAAACATGACTTACCCCAATGTTCAGCTAACTATTTATCCAAAACCTACGCGTGAGTTGGAGTGGCACTTTGTGTCAGTTCAAGAGTTGGATAATCCAGCTACATTAAACACAGAGTTGTTCTTTCCACCAGGCTATTTGCGTGCATTCAAATACAATTTAGCGTGCGAGATTGCAAACGAGTTTGGTGTTGAGCCAGCACAAACAGTGCAGCGTATTGCGATGACGTCTAAGCGTAATCTGAAACGCATCAATAATCCTGATGATGTTATGTCGATGCCTTATTCGATCGTGGCAAGCCGTCAGCGTTTCAACATCTACGCCGGTAACTACTAATATATGAAGACGCCAATTCTTGGCCAGTCGTACGTTGCCCGCAGCGTCAATGCTGCGGATGCGCGCATGATTAATATGTATCCTGAAACGATACCTGCACCTGACGGTAACGAGCCTGCTTATCTTAATAGAGCACCTGGGTTGCGTAAATTATCAACGGTTGGCACAGGCCCAATTCGTGGGTTGTGGCAGTACGGCAACTATGGCTACGCGGTATCTGGTGGCAGGCTATATAGAATTAATTCAGATTGGACTTCTACAGCTATAGGCACTATTAGCGGCACTGGCCCAGTATCTATGGTTGACAATGGCACGCAGCTATTTATCGCGGCTAATCCCGACGGTTACATTTACGATGCTAGTTCAGGAGAGCTTGCCGAAATTACCGACATAGATTTTCCTGGCGCGGTAACGGTTGGTTATCTTGATGGGTACTTTATATTCCAAGAGCCTAACTCACAAAAATTCTGGACGTCTGAACTGCTTGATGGCACACAGATTGATCCATTAAGTTTTGCTAGTGCTGAAGGCATGCCAGACAATTTGGTGTCGCTATTTGTTGACCACCGTGAAGTTTGGCTGTTTGGTACGCAATCAGTTGAAGTTTGGTATAACGCAGGCACATCGCCATTCCCGTTAGCTCGTATTCAAGGCGCGGTCAATGAGATTGGTTGCGCTGCAACATTTTCAGTTGCCAAGATGGATAACTCGTTATTCTGGCTTGGTTCTGACGCCCGTGGTCAAGGCGTAGTATTTAGAGCGAATGGCTATACGGGACAGCGGATTTCTACACATGCTGTTGAATTTGCAATTCAAAGTTACGGCACAATTTCTGACGCTATTGCGTTTACATACCAACAAGACGGCCATGCTTTTTATGTGTTGACTTTCCCAACCGCCCAAAAAACTTGGGTGTTTGATGTGTCTACAGGCGCATGGCATGAGCGTGCGGGGTTTGCTAACGGTCAGTTCATCCGCCACCGTGCAAATTGCCAGATGTTTTTTAACAACCAAGTTGTTGTTGGCGACTTTCAAAACGGTAATATCTATGCGTATGATTTAAACAAATTTTCTGACGGGGATTTTCCACAGAAATGGTTACGATCATGGCGCGCATTACCTCAAGGGCAAAATAATTTAACTCGTACAGCTCAACATACGTTGCAGCTTAATTGCGAAACAGGTGTAGGTTTAAATGACGGGCAAGGTATTGACCCTCAACTTATGCTGCGTTGGTCTGACGACGGCGGCCACACATGGTCAAACGAGCATTGGGCAAGCATGGGTAAAATAGGTGCGTATGGCTATCGTGCCTTTTGGCGTCGGTTGGGCATGACAGAAAAGCTGCGCGACCGAGTGTATGAAGTATCAGGCACCGATCCAGTTAAATTAGCGATTATGGGTGCCGAGTTAGTATTGACCGGTACCAATGCCTAATTCAGATAACCTACCCCAATTACCCAAGAACCAATCAGCCATTTCAACTAATGGCGTTGTGTCAAGGGACTGGTATCGCTTCTTTTTTAACTTACTAAACAAAGTAAACGAAGGCGGCGGGGGTGGCAACGGTACCGGCACTGTTACATCTGTAGCGGTATCCGGCGGTTCGACAGGGTTAACGACCTCTGGCGGCCCGATCACAACTAATGGCACCATAACCCTCAGCGGCACAGTAAACGTCGCTAATGGTGGCACTGGGTTAACCAGTACACCAACAAATGGCCAAATAGATATTGGTAATGGTACGGGTTTTACCCGCACAACTTTAACTGCGGGGTCTGGGGTTAGTATTACTAACGGCGCAGGCTCAATCACTATTAGTGCTACTGGCGGGGGTGGGTCAGTTACCGCAGTAACAGGAACCGCCCCTATTTCGTCGTCAGGCGGCACTACCCCAAACATTAGTTTAGACGCTAATTATGGTGATACGTTAAGCCCTTACGCTAGTAAAACAGCTAACTATGTTTTGGCAGCGCCTGACGGAGTTGCGGGGGTACCAACATTCCGTGCGGTTGTAGCGGCAGATATTCCGACGCTTAACCAAAACACAACCGGCACCGCAGGCAGCGTAGCTAACGCGTTAACTATTGGCACAGGCTTAAGCGGCACGTCGTATAACGGCTCGGCTGCGGTAACAATTACTAATACTGGCGTTACCTCGTTAACGGGCACCGCTAGTCAAGTTGACGTGTCGGCTAGTACAGGCAGCGTTACATTAAGTTTGCCCGCCACAATTAACGTCAACACTACCGGCACAGCCGCCAATGTTACCGGCGTTGTAGCTGTACTAAATGGCGGCACAGGCCAAACTAGTTATACTGATGGTCAGTTATTGATTGGTAATAGCACTGGCAATACGCTTACCAAATCCACGCTTACCGCAGGTACCGGCATTAGTATTACCAATGGCGGCGGCTCAATTACTATTAATGCGACTAATGCAGGTGCGGTCACTTCCGTAACCGGCACATCACCAGTCGTATCGTCAGGTGGCGCAACGCCAAATATTAGTTTAGCGTCCGGTTATGGTGATACGCAAAACCCGTACGCTAGTAAGACGGCTAACTATTTCCTTGCAGCACCAAATGGTACAGCAGGCGTGCCAACATTCCGCGCGGTTGTCGCTGCCGACATCCCTACACTAAACCAGAACACAACTGGCACGGCGGATAACGTAACTGGCGTGGTGGCAATAGCAAATGGCGGGACTGGTCAAACAACCGCTAACCCAGCATTTAATGCTTTAGCGCCTACGACTACAAAAGGCGATTTGATTGTTAGTAATGGCACCGCTAATGTTCGTCAAGCGGTCGGTACAGATACGTATGTGTTGACAGCCGACTCGACTACAGCAACCGGCGTTAAATGGGCTGCATCTAGCGGGTCTGGCGCAACAATTACCAACGATACGACGACAGCTACAAATCTATACCCAACTTTTGCCGCTGCGACATCGGGTTCTTTAACGACAATCTACACCAGCGATGCAAATTATCTGTACAAACCTAGCACAGGAGAGTTAACATCTCCCGAAGTGGTGGCAAGTAATGGTATATTTGTCAATAGCCAAACCGTGTCAACAAATTACACAATTCCGGCGAATTGCACAGCAATTTCAGGTGGTCCAATTACGGTGGCGTCTGGAATTGCGGTAACTGTATCTAGCGGTGCAAGATGGGTGACAGTATGAGTGACCAAGACCAGGCTATATTTATGGTGTATGAGTCAGTAAAACATAGAGCGCCGCTTAGTTTTAGCCAATTTCGAGCAGCCGTAAACGATTGGGTGTTTATACCTTTAACTCAAAACGGCGAAATAATTGGTGCAGTTATGCAAAAAGAAAACGAAATTCATGTTGGGTACGGTAAAAAACCTACAGCGTCTATTAAAAAGCATATTAAGCAAACCTTAAATAGTATGCTTGAGAAATACGGTTCAGTTGTAACGTCAGTTCAAAAAGAAAACGACAGAGGCTTATTGTTTTGTAAGCGGTTAAATTTTATACAGATAGGGCAAGAAGAAGATAGAATCTTGCTAAAGTGTGAACGGAGTAAATATGCGTAAACATTACATGAGCAGATCGCAAACGCGGTCTATGTCTGCTGATTATCCAATTGGCGATCCTACTGGCGGCGCCGCTTACGGAGAATTTAACGATCCAGTAACTGCGGTTATGGGCGGCGTTTCGCTTCTTGGCGGCGTAATGCAAGCTGATGCTGCAAGTAGCGCGGCGAATACGCAAGCTGCTGCTGCAGACGCTGCTGCTCAAGCGCAATTACAAGGCACACGCGAATCAATTGCTGCGCAAGAAAAAGCATTTGAAAGACAAGTTGCGCTACAAAAACCGTTTCGTGACGCTGGAATAACGTCGCAAAATAAATTAATGGATTTACTAGGGCTTAGTAAAAATACCCGCGCGCAAGATTACGGCACATTAGCCCGCGCATTTACTGGCCAAGATATGTACAAAGACCCAGGTTATGGGTTTAGGCTAAATGAAGGTGTTAAAGCATTGGATCGAAGTGCCGCTGCGCGTGGTGGGTTACTTGGTGGTAATCAATTGCGCGGTGTCACTCAATTTGGCCAAGATTATGGTTCGCAAGAATACATGAACGCATTTAATCGCTATCAAACTGAACGTCAAGCACGTTTAAATCCTTTACAAAGCTTATTAGGTGCTGGGCAAACTTCTAGTAACACTTTGACTGGCGCCGCTGGTGATTTAGGTTCTGGTAGTGCCGCCGCATTAATGGCAGGCGGTAATGCAATGGCAGGTGGTTTGATTGGTGCAGGTAATGCTAGAGCTTCCGGTTACATTGGCTCAACTAATGCTATTACCAATGCTCTTGGTCAAGGCGCTAACTACTACGGCCAGCAACAGATGCTAAATAGATTTTTCCCAACGGCTAGCGCAGGCGGCAGCGGGAATTTTTACCCACGTACGCCGGCATCTGGCACATATCCTCCAGGGAGTGTATAAACCATGCCGATAGACGCAAATATCGCAATGGGCGGCCGCGCCCCACAACTTGAATCGCCGATTAATCAAATGGCGGCGGCTATGCAATTACAAGGTGTGCAACAAGCTAACGAGCTTAACCGTCAAAAGATGGAAGAGTACGCCCGCGCTCGCGAAATGGAAGGCGTACGCCGTAATGCATTGGCAGGTATTGATTTAAGTTCGCCAGATAGTTTTAATAGAGTCGCACAAAGTTTGTACGACGTGGGGGATTTAGAAGGCGCTCAAAAAATGTTAGGTGCTCGTGCCGAACTTGAACATAAGCGAGCACAAACAGATAAAGAAAGAGCATCAACAGGTAAGCTTGAAGCAGAAGGTAAAGTAGA